CAATGTAAATGCCACAATAGTTCAAGATCTTCAGGCATTAGATATTGCAATTGATTATAATCCAGCATCTACAACATATAAGACAGTTTTTCAAAGAGTAGCAACAGCAACTGGGACACAATGGACACAACTGTTTAACCTAAAGACAAATTATTACTCTTCAATAAAAGATGTAACTGCTGCTAATGGAGTGCTTTCAATCCCACCAATAAATGTTGCAGACATCTACGGTTCTTCTGGCATAACTGCAGCAACCTCAGCAGCATTCAATATTCAGTATTCAATATCGTCTTCAGATGCCTCTGGTCCTTTAGCAACAACGCTTCTAGTAAAAGAACTTATAACCAGTCAAGGCTTTTTGGCACTACCACTTGAAATAAAGGGTGTAGAATATATTGACGATGCTTGGCAGCCTTTGGCTGGTCCAAAGCGTGTCCATTTATTTATTACAGTGGTATAATGACAAGAGGTGATTTATAGTGGCAGAAGAGAATATTGACAATACCGCCAACGGTACTGGACCCTTCAACACCAAAATCCCTGGACTTGGCGATGCAGCAGATATCCAGGCAGCCCTAAGACTTTATCACTATGGATCATATACTTATGATGCAGCAGCACCTGTTCCAGGCCCTCTTCCAATCCCATCAGTTGCAAACCACCTAAAAACCCTTGTAGATGCAGATGCCCTAGAAGTAGTAAATAGAACTGCAGCAGATGACTTAGAAATAGTAAATAGAAATGCAGCAATCGCAGCACATAATTCAGCAACGGTAAATGTCCATGGAATACTAGATACATCTGATTTAGTAACAATATCAGATCTAAATGATGCAATAGACAACACAACTGGATCTTATCCTAACCTTGCTGGAAGCGGTATTGAGTGGAATTCTGTTGATGAGCAATTTGACCTTGATCAATCTTTATTAAACAATAATACTGTAGTAATTAAGACAACTGGATTTACTTTAGATGCCCTCGATGTTAATAAAACAATTTTACTTAATACATCATCTCCAATGAATTTAACTGTTCCGCTAAATTCTGCTGTTGATATACCAGTTGGATACAAATATAATTTAGTTGAAATCGGAACAGGTAAAACAACTTTTGTTCCAGCATCTGGTGTAACAATTGGTAGTAAAAACTCACAACTATTTTTAGATGGACAATATAGCAGAGGAAATCTTGTAAAGATTGGAACAGATTCATGGATTTTGTATGGAGATGTTTATGAAGGTGTTGCAACACCTACCCCTACACCTGTAGCACCTACACCTGTAGCACCTACACCTGTAGCACCTACACCTGTAGCACCTACACCTGTAGCACCTACACCTGTAGCACCTACCCCAACACCAGTAGCACCGACTCCAGTTGCTCCAACTCCAGTAGCACCTACCCCTACTCCTGTTGCACCAACTCCAACACCTACACCAACACCTACTCCAACACCTACTCCAACACCGACTCCAACTCCAACACCAACACCAACACCAACACCTACACCTACACCTACTCCAACACCAACACCAGTAGCACCTTCTTCAGGAGTTTGGTACACATTCTGCGGTAATGTTTCTGCAGGATATGCGCCAGGAACTGTAGTCGGACCAGTGTTTGATCCATCACTTACATGTTCTGAAGCATTAGCACAACAAACCTCATTTGGTGAAATTGGATCTGGATGGAACTGTGCATCAGGAACATCCGCATCTTCTTCTGTACCAGCAGCAAGTTGTGGAGTAACCCCTACACCTGTAGCACCTACACCAACACCTGTTGCACCAACACCAGTCAACCCTTGTAATCCAGACTGGAGTTTAATTCCTCAATCACAATGTGTTGAGTGTGGATTAGTCTGGTCACCTGAGTTTGGTGAATGTATTAGCGTATCACCAACCCCTGTTGCTCCTACACCTGTAGCACCTACTCCTGTAGCGCCTACACCTGTAGCGCCTACACCAGTTGCTCCAAGTTGCGTTCCAGCCGATGCATGGTCATACAACCAGTCTAAGTGTCAGTCATGCGGATATTACTACAGCACAGAATTTGGAGAGTGCTCAACAACTCCTTGGAATACACCAACACCAGTTGCTCCAACACCAGTTGCTCCAACACCAGTTGCTCCAACCCCAGTAGCACCTACACCTGTACCAGTTGCTCCTACACCAGTAGCACCTGTACCTGTACCTGTTGCTCCTACTCCAACTAATATATGTGCTGGAGACATTTCCTTACTTAGCCCAAGCCAGTGTACTGCTTGTGGATACTTCTACTCAACACAATTTGGTGAGTGTATAACTACTGCACCTACTCCTGTAGCACCACCGTTCTTCCCACCGTTCTTCCCACCGTTCTTCCCGCCGTTCTTCCCACCTTCGTTCCCTACTCCTGTAGCACCTACTCCTGTAACACCGTTCTTTTCTCCAACACCTGTAGCACCTACTCCTGTAGCACCTACTCCTGTAGCACCTACCCCTGTAGCGCCTACACCAGTAGCACCTACACCAACAGGGGGATGTACTGGATGTATTAGAAACTATTGCTACGAGCCATGTCCAGCATGTTGTAATGGCGACTGCGGATGCTAGTGTATAATAGATATTACCAAAATAATCTATAGAAAAGAGCATTTATGTCAGAAGAATTAACTCCTTGGCAAAAATACAAACAAAGTTTGGGAGAAACTAGACCCTGGGATCTTGTCAATCCTGAAACACAGTGGGCTACTTCCGAGGTAGCAGAAGAAAGATACTCTATTTGCAAGGGCTGTCCAGAACTAATAAAATTAACCAAACAGTGTAAAAAATGTGGATGTTTCATGGCAGCAAAAACAAAACTAGAAAAGGCAGTATGCCCACTAGGTAAGTGGTAAAAATGAAACCTCCTTATCTATTAAAAAATGTGTTACCACCAAAAGAACATAGAGAGTTACAAAATTTGGCAATGAACTTGTGGTCAACAGACAAAACAACTTTTGATGAAGGATTTGGAAGGCATCAGTGGGCAATCTGGGATAACACACACAGAGAAAATGTAGAACCACTTAGAAAATTTCATGAAATGCTTTTGCCATTAGCAAAAGAAGAGTTTGAGTCAGAAACACTTTTGCCATCATGGTCTCTTATAAGTATTTATGAAACTGATAAGGCAAGGCTGTGGAAACATAAAGATGATAATGCTTGTACATATCATATGAACTATACTATTTTTCATAAGACACCCTGGGATTTTTATGTAGAGGGAGAAAGGTTTCAGCCAGAAGAAAACGATATGGTTATATCATATGGAAATGATCAAGAGCACTGGAGAGAAGAGTTTCCCAATCCAGAAACAAATTTAGTTGCAAATGCGTTTTTCTTTTATACAGAGCCAGATCACTGGTTTTTTACTGAAGGCCCTCAATATCTATATACCAATATTCGTGCTAAAAGAGATGAAGACTCTCCGAGTATGTAGTTATGGGAAATATTTTTTATCAACTCTATCAGCCTTGCGGTTTGTTTAATCAGATAACAAGTTTAGAAACTGCGGTTGGTTTGTCAAGTAGATATAAAAAACAATTAATATTTTACAACATCAGTAATCCTGCAAATGGAGATTATGGTGGAGCAAGAGTTCCGATTTACTCTGCAAACTATAGATACAATGAAAGAAGTCATCTAATTGATGTAGATGTTTTTCCAAATATTTCAGATTTGATGGATTGGGAAAATAAAGATTGTAATATTTTAATAAATGATATTGTAGATAGTTTTACTAATGAAGACTTAAGAATAGAAAATTTAATGATGTACTATTCACCTGCATCAAACGACTATAAAGATACGGATAGTTACTTTTCTGAAGGAAGAGAAAGGCTGCTACTAGATAACTACAACAATGTACATTTAAAAAAGACATTGGGGTATTACAGCAGATTTTTTTTAGATCGTGAACCTTCATTAGATAAAAGTCTATCTTCTGTAAGATTTAAATTAGAATATTATCAACTAGCAGAAAAAATAGCCTTATCTATTGGACTTTTTAATGGGGCACACTTTAGGCTTACAGATCATAAAGGCATGTTTGACCCAGACAGCAACATTTTAGATTCTGGAATTAGCCAAATAGATAATGGCTTGCCTATAGTTATGTGCACCGATCAACCAAATAGTGAATTAATAAAAAACTCTTCTTATAATTATTTGTTATTAGATGACTACATATTGAATAATTTTTATAAAGAGTTTAGAGAGTTTAAATTTAAAGAAGAGGTCTCCTTTGGCATATTAAATAACCTAGTTATGCACTATAGTCAAGATTTTATTGGAAGCCCAGGAAGTACATATACTGGATACATCCATAGAGGATTAAATCAAAAAAGAGATATACAATGGAGAATATTCGGGGAAGAAGAGCATCCACAAGATGGTCCGTACTCCTGGAATGGGTATGACAATAAGGATAGTTTAACAAAACAGTGGTGGAGAGAATGGAAGGAATCAAGAATATGAAAACAGCATTAGTATTTGGCGCAGGTGGGTTTATAGGAAGCCATATGGTAAAGCGTTTAAAGTCAGAAGGATACTGGGTTCGTGGTGTTGACTTAAAACATCCAGACTTTTCAGAAACACAGGCAGACGAGTTTATTGAAAGAGATTTGTCCGTATATGAAAATGTTGAAAAGGTTATTCAGTTTAAAGGATACCAAGGAAACTTCTACCATGAAATTCCTTATCGTTCTATAGATTCATTTGACGAGATTTACCAGTTTGCTGCAGATATGGGTGGTGCAGGATATATTTTTACTGGTTTGAACGATTCTCAGATTATGGAAAACTCTGCCTTAATAAACCTCAATCTTTTAAGAGCACAGTCTAGGCTTAATGAAAAATATGATATTAACAAGACTAAAATATTTTATTCAAGTTCTGCCTGCATGTATCCTGACTACAAGCAGTTAGATGTCAATAATCCTGGACTTAAGGAATCTGATGCATACCCTGCAGATCCTGACAGCGAGTATGGTTGGGAAAAACTCTTTAGTGAAAGAATGTTCCTGGCATTTAATAGAAACAACAAGATCCCAGTGGCCATTGCTAGATACCACAATATTTATGGACCAGAAGGAACCTGGGATGGTGGAAAAGAAAAAGCACCTGCTGCAATGTGTCGAAAAGTTATACAGGCAGATGGCTTTGTAGAAATTTGGGGGGATGGAGAACAAACCCGTTCATTCCTATACATAGATGAATGCATAGAGGCAACAAGAAGACTTATGCAATCAGATTTTACTGGTCCTGTTAATATAGGGTCTGAAGAAATGGTTACTATAAATCAACTGGCTGATATTGCTTGCAGTATTGAGGGCAAGGTTTTGAGCAAGATGCATATTCCTGGACCTTTGGGAGTTAGAGGAAGAAATTCTAATAATGATTTGGTAAGAGAAAGACTAGGTTGGGATTACTCAATGTCTCTTAAAGACGGAATTGAAAAAACCTACAACTGGATACTTCAGGAAACAAAAAAGAACCCCTCCTAAGAGGGGTCCTAATTTGATATATTACTTAGGAAATTTAGCCATCCAGTATTTGGTTCTTGGAGTGATGCCCTTCCATGAGGACCAATCATCTCCACCATTTGTCATATAGTATGCAATCTCTGCATTCTTGACGGGATTGAATAACTCAGCGTTTGACTCAAGATCAAACTTGGTTCTACGATCAGGACCAAGGTTGTCGATCATATTAATTTGGAACATACCATAAGATGAGTCACCAGTCTTGTGGTTTCCGTTAAATGCTAATGGACGACCATTAGATTCCTTCTTGGCAACTGCCCAAGCCACAACAAGGTCTTTACCCTTGAAGCCAACTAGTGAAAGCAGTTCTTTTAGTTCTAGATCAGTCAGAGAAACCTTATTCTCAAAACTCTCTAGTTTTTTAGCCTTAGAAACCAAAAAAACCTCTTTCGAGGTGGTTTCCGATGTCTGAGCCTGT